CATAATGTATCTCCTGATACTCTATTTATTTGACTTTAATAAGTGCGTAGTTTATAATGTAACTTACGAGGACTCATCTAATGACAGCAAAAGTTAATTACCTAAACAACAAGGATATGTTGTTGGAAATACACAGAAGTAAAACATCGTACTGTAGCTTCACACAGCCCGAATTTCATCAATATGACAGCATATTACCAAGTGTTGACAAGATCAATATCAGAAGTGTGGCCGATGCAAAACGAGCAAGAGCCAAACGTATCGGTGATCTGGAGTATGCAAGACGCAAAGCGGCAGGAGAAAAAGTCAAACAAGCAGACTGTGAAGTTGATTATAAAAAGATTGTCAAAACAGATGTTGTGTTTAGAGTTATGACTTTTGATCATATTCCTTTAAACGGAACTAGGAAAAAGAATCCAAAAAGTCTAGCAGATCACAGAGACAAAGTGAACTTTCCTCCGTTCCAGCATTGGAAATACAACGAAGAAAACGAGCTTGTTTGTGTGGGCAAGAGTCATTGGAAAGGTGATTTGATAACAGGACACTTTGACAAAGATGCTGGATGTATTACTCCAACACTTGCCCGCATGATGATCAAACTATGTGAACGATATGCTACTCGAGGCAATGTTCGTGGTTATACTTACAACGATGAAATGAAAGGACAGGCTATTTTGCAATTAACACAAATTGGTTTACAATTTGACGAAAGCAAGTCGGATAATCCGTTTGCTTATTTTACTGCCGCAGTTACAAACAGTTTTGTGCGTGTTATTAATATTGAAAAACGTAATCAGAATATTAGGGACGATGTGCTTGAAATGAATGGTATGAATCCAAGTTACAGTAGAACTGGCTCAGGAGAACATGCTGCCGCTGTTAAACGTTTTGATGAAGGTGCTGAATGACAAATTTATTTAAGAAGGTTGCTTGCTTCACAGACATACACTTTGGTTTGAAATCAAACAGCAGTATGCATAATCAAGACTGTGAAGAATTTGTAGATTGGTATATTGCAAAAGCCAAGGAGGAAGGATGTGACACTGGAATTTTTATGGGCGATTGGCATCACAATCGCAATAGTCTTAATATCACTACTATGGACTATAGTCTTAGGGCCTTGGAAAAGCTGGGTCAGGCGTTCGATCAATTTTATTTCTTTCCTGGCAATCATGATTTGTATTACAAAGATAAACGGGATATACACTCTGTCGAGTTCGGCAAGTATATTCCTGGAATTACTGTTGTTCATGAGCCTACTACCATTGGCGATGTTACACTTTGCCCGTGGCTTGTCGGAGACGAATGGAAAACCATAGGCAAAAAAGGTGGCAAGTATATCTTTGGTCACTTTGAACTGCCCAGTTTCTTTATGAACGCAATGGTACAGATGCCAGATCATGGTGAGATTCAATTAGATAGTTTTAAAAACTATGAACTTGGATTTAGCGGGCACTTTCATAAACGCCAGCAACGTCAAAATATGATTTATATTGGCAATGCTTTTCCGCACAACTATGCAGATGCATGGGATGACGACCGTGGAATGATGATACTAGAATGGGGCGGCAAGCCAGTGTATCACGCTTGGGATAATCAGCCTACATTCCGTACGGTAAAACTTAGCCAACTGATCGACGATGCGGACAAAATTATCTTGCCCAAGCAACATTTACGTGTTACACTAGACATAGACATTAGTTACGAGGAAGCAAGTTTTATCAAAGAAAAGTTTATTTCAGATTATAATATTCGCGAACTTACATTGATTGCGGAAAAGAAGGATCTTGAAATTAATACGAGCATTGACATCCAATCATTCGAAAGTGTGGATCAGATTGTATCCAGTCAAATTATTAGCATTGACTCAGAGCAGTTTAACAAAAATACACTTTTGGAAATTTATAATAGCCTATGATAACAATTAAAGATTTAACAGTACGTAATTTCATGAGCGTGGGCAATCAAACCCAGGCTGTGAATTTTGATAAAGAACATTTAACACTTGTCCTTGGAGAAAACTTGGACCAAGGTGGAGATGACAGCGGAAGTCGCAATGGCACAGGTAAAACTACCATTGTGAATGCATTGAGTTATGCACTCTACGGTAATGCACTAACTAACATTAAAAAAGATAATCTAATTAATAAGATTAATAACAAAGGAATGTTGGTTACGCTGAGTTTTGAAAAGAACGGCATCGATTATCGTATCGAACGTGGCCGTAAGCCTAATGTACTACAGTTCTTTGTTAACAATCAAGCACAAGAAACAGAAGAAACTGATGACGCACAAGGCGACATGCGAGAAACGCAAAAGGATCTTGACGACTTGCTGGGTATGAGCCACGACATGTTCAAACATATTGTAGCACTAAACACTTATACAGAGCCGTTTTTGTCTATGCGGGCAAATGACCAGCGGGTTATTATTGAACAGTTATTGGGTATTACGCTATTAAGTGAAAAGGCAGAGTTGCTTAAAGAACTTGTTAAAACTACTAAAGATAACATCTATCAAGAAAACGCTGATATAGAAGCGGCAAAGAAGTCTAATGAAAAGATACAACTTAGTGTTGATAGTTTGCTTACAAGACAAACTGTGTGGAATACTCAGCACGAAGTAGATATTGAAAAGATGGCACGGGCCATTATTGAACTAGAAAATGTTGACATCGAAGCAGAACTTGCATCGCATACTCAGTTAAAATTGTACATTGAACAAACTGCACAGTTAAAAAGTTTGAATAAGGAACGTGCAACTTTAGAAAGTGCCATGTCGCAAGCTGAAAAGTCTGCAAACAAGTATTCAAAAGAATTAGATAGCCTTGCAAACAAAACTTGTCACGCTTGTGAGCAAGAACTTCATGATCACAAACATGAAGAGATGACTGCACTGGCAACTAAGAGTTTGAAGGAAGCAAACACTTATCTTAACAAAGTTACTGCGGATCTTGCTAAGATTACTAAGGAAATTACAAACATTGGTGATGTAAATGCAAGACCCAATACATATTACGATACCGTTGAGCAGGCACTCAAGCATCAGAACAATTTGAAAACGCTTGAAACACAACTAACTGTCAAAGCAGGTGAAACAGATCCGTACCAAGAACAAATTGACGAACTACGTAACACAGCCATGCAAGAAATTACATGGGATAAAGTTAATTCACTTACTAGTTTGAAAGAGCATCAAGAATTTTTGCTTAAACTACTAACAAGTAAGGATAGCTTTATCCGTAAAAAGATTATTGATCAGAATCTTGCTTATCTAAACAACAGGCTTACTTACTATCTTGACAAGATGGGCTTGCCGCACAGTGTATTGTTTCAAAACGACTTAACTGTATTGATTACTCAGCTGGGACAAGATCTAGATTTTGATAACTTGAGCCGTGGTGAACGCAATAGACTTATCTTGTCATTGTCATGGGCATTTAGAGACGTGTGGGAAAGTTTGTATCAACAAATCAACTTGTTGTTTGTGGATGAGTTGGTTGATAACGGACTCGATGCAAGCGGTGTTGAAGGTGCATTGGCTGTTCTTAAGAAGATGTCGCGTGAACGTAAAAAGAATATTTTCCTTATCAGTCATAAAGACGAACTTATTGGGCGTGTAAACAATGTGCTTAAGGTTATTAAAGAGAACGGCTTCACAAGTTATGCAAACGATGTAGAAGTAACTGAATGACAAGTTTGAAAGAATTTATAGAACTTATTCCTAAACCCTGTTCTGTAGCGGTAATTACTAACTATCGAACTGGGTCCACTGCACTATGCGACTTTTTAAGCAACTACTTAAAAATTGACAACTACGACGAAGTATTTCATCAACAACGCAATCCTGCTGAATATGGTAGATATAAAGAAACTGAGCACGGTGTTTTAAAAATAATGCAAGATCAGATTGTAGAACCATACTGGACTGATATCCTTAATCGTTTTGTTATAATTGGATTGTATAGAAAAGATTTAGCAAGGCAATCCGCTAGTTGGTATATAGCAAATCAAATAATCTATTGGCATACCCAAGTTGGCGATGTTGTTCCTGAGTACGAAATATACTTTGATATTGTACGTATAAAAGAACATTGCAAGGTAATAGAAGATTATAATAAAATGTATCAAACGCATAGGCAATTATTTTCTAGAGAATTTGCATACGAAGATATTCAACACGAGTTTACTAGCGAAAATACAAAATACGCTAGGTATGCTAAACCAACAAATTACTATGAAGTATTAGATGTTTGTCAAAAATATTTTTACAATCGATGAAACGAGATGAGGAAACGCATGATGAACTCATGCGTGTATTTAGAGAATATTACAAAGCCAATCAACGTTGGCTTGATAAAGGCACACGACAGGCAGGACTGGAAACCAGGCAATTGTTATCCGAACTTAGAATTATAGCAAGGCAAAGACGGGCAAACATACAAGATTGGCGGCATTGGATTGACGCTGACAAGGCAGAACGCAAGGCAAATCAGGATCACACAGGCAACGAGGAAGATGATGCTAACTAAAGCATGTCATGGACTTATCAGAATACACTAATAGAAATTTTACCCGAAGATTGCGTAGGGTTTGTGTACCTAATAACAAATAACATCTCTGGAAGAAAATACATAGGCAAAAAACTAGCTAAATTTGCAAAAACTACTTACAAAGTAGTCAAGTTAAAAAACGGCACTAAGAAAAAAAAGAAAATTCGAAGCAAAGTCGACAGCGATTGGCAAGAATATTATGGCTCAAATCTAGAACTAAACGCAGATGTATTAAAATTAGGCAAGGAAAGCTTCAGTAGAGAGATACTGTTTTACTGCAAGAGTAAATCAGAATGCTCCTATATAGAGGCCAGAGAACAATTCAATCACAAAGTATTAGAATCAAAAGACTATTATAACGGGCAGATCAGTGTTCGTGTACATGGCTCGCATATACTCAAAGGCTAACAAATCTAGGCAATTTACTGCCAAATAAGCCCGCACTGGCGTTGTTAAAGTGCCCTTACTGCCTGGTCTACGTGCATCTCAGGTAATGGAATTTCTGCTTGGCAGCAGAGTTGTGAATCACTATCCTTTACAGGACGCGGATGGGATATGCCTATATATAACCCGTTTGATTCGTAAGAAAAGTATTTTTAAAAGGCTAAAAGAGGGAGAAATACCCGCGGCTATGCGTATGTTAGCGTATATGTATAGACCTGCCGTTGTAATTAAGACTCAGCTCGTGGTACCGGACAACCGCCACTGTAATGCTGTAACGCTAAGTGAACTGCTCAACTCAGATAATGTTCATTTTTAGCCCGCCAGGGCTAAGTGTGACTACACAATCTAGATAATATTAACAGTGCTTTGCACTTGATTGTATTCTACGAAGTATAAAAGTTCGAGCGATAGCGAAGAACAGATGAACGTAGTTCATCTTGATATAGTTATAAATACAGCATATGGAAAATTCTCTATGAAAGTGTATGATATTATTGTCCGAGAAGGTATTGGCACTAAGATTCTCGGTGCTGGCGAAAAACAAGCAGTGCGTCGATTTGCAACTGCGGCTGAAGAACTGGCATTTCAAACTGCGGTGGACAAACTTTCTAATGAGATGGTACGACAATTACGCCGCGGTGAAATAACAGACGCAATTCGTATTGATAAACCATGGCAGTACATATCTTCGGATCTATCTGGAACCAAATGGGCCAGCGATAAAGCCTGGATGAATGATATGTTTTCCGCTGCCATTAAAGATGCAAATGAAAGAATGGAACGATTAACTGCAAATGTAGGTACTACTGCAAGGGGATCTACCAATTCTCCAACAGCCGTTTCTAGTGCAGCCGAAGCTTCGGTAAAAACCGCATGGCCAGCATTTGCAAGCGGTGCATTATTTTTTATTAATGCCGTTGGCTTGTTTGTGAATGTAAAAGATGTATTAACTGATCCAAAGACTGGATATTTTCCAGTAATGCAACAGCTTACAGAAAAGGCCAGTTCAGGAGCAATTAGTCCCGAACTGTTTGAAAAATTGCACGAAGAACAATTACGATTGGCAGCTGGTAGATTATTATGGACTGCCGCACCTTTTACTTTTGGTACTATAATTAGGTTTGCGTCTTTTATGCCAGCAGGGTTAGTTATTAGAATATTCAGCAAAAGACTTTATGGATGGATAAACAAAAAAATAGTTGATCCTATTGCTTCAAACTTTGAACCCGGCCCGAAATTTTGGACTACATGGATAAATCTTATAGCATACAGCCAAGATGTTAAAGATGCAATTACTACAATTGTGCTTACTGAGGGTATAAAAGACAGTGCTGGCAAAAGTCCATGGCTTGATTTATCAGCTGCCGCGGTTGTACAAACACATAAAATTATAATAAATGGTGCTGGAAAAATAGGTGGAATTGCTGAAAAATCGCTTGAAATGCTTCTCAACGAAATAGAACAAAAAGCCGGATCAACAGTACCCAACGCATTGAAGTCTGTAGGCCTAAGCAAAACACCAGCTAACACTAGTACTGTCAATCCCAAAGTTCAGCCTAATAACACTGCTCCAACCGTTGTTCCTACAACTCCAGAAGAGCCCGGAAAATTTAATCCTGCTGATTGGAAGAAGTTACCATCTGGTTTTTATCAACGTAAACAACCTCCGGGTGACTTTATGTCTCCGCAAGACTTTGAGAAAAAATCGCAATCACAATAAAGGCATCTGAGTTTCTTTAGTTGCTTTTATGTTTTCTTTGATAATAACGTAGATAGCTTCTCTATCTTCGTAGCTGTAGAGATACAGTAAATCATTTACTGTTACTCCTCCACGCATGTACCAACAAATCCTAAACAACTCTTCTTTAAATTGTTTAGTTTCTTGATCCAGTCTAGTTAAATCTGCCTTAATTTCGTCTGAGGAAGAACTGATTAGGCGTTGTCGAAAAAATTTGTTTGATCAAGCTCAACATAAACACTTGATTCAGTGTCACAATTTGTACATTTTACTGGATATGTGGGTAACGCCCATGTATTTTTATTGCTGTCGATATGTTCTTTAATTGCATCAAATGTAGATTTATCAGAATTAGTTAACCATTCGGAAATAAATTCTTTTTCCACCACAACTGTATTATTAACTTCTACACTTTCAATGCTGGCCATGTACAACTCATTTTGTGCTTTTCTTAATTCTTCAAATAATTCTTTAAACATTTTAGTTTGTTCTTCTTCAGATTCAATGTTTTGAATTTGTGCAAGACGTTGCTGTAGTTTAAATGTTCTAATATTGAGATCAGTAATTTGACGATATGTCAGTGGTTGGGTTTTAACAATCAGTTCGCCTATTACAAGTTTATTATTATATTTGCAATTTGCATAATGTTCAACAACTACATTTAAATCTAAATCATAGTCGTTATCAGTACTACAACCTAGGCAAGTTTGTGTAACTGAAATAGTATTTCCGTATGTTGCAATTTTTATGGCAGCATACAGCATGTTGGCATCAATACTGGACATACTCCATGCATCTTTAATGTTTGGACAGCAACTTTCTATAACTTTAACAGCACTTTCTCCAGTAATCAACGCATCAGGTGTTTTTAAAATTATCTCATCCATACCAGTCATGCCAAAAATTGGCATGTTGGTTAAATCGCCCTCTACTGCACCTGCGGCATTGTATACGCCATTGCTGGGCAACGCTATGTAAATTTTTGGTTGTCTAAAATACTGTTGTAAGGGATTTTGTACCATTATTAACTCCTGATAAATATCATATATCGTATTTATATACGCATATTTCTGGAGATTTTTTAATGGCAGATATTGATGTTAAAGAGCTAGCAAGCAACCTTTTAAGCGAACTTAAAGAAATTGCAACCGGCGGAAATTCCAAAGGCTCCAGCGGGCAGAATTACGGAGAAGGAAAAGAAACTAATTCTAGAACACTGGACATTAGTAAAGTTTCAGACGCATTAGATGCTGTAGCCAAAAAACTTACTGAATTTGCTACTCAAGTTGGAATCAATGTTGAAGCATTAAAAGCTATTCCCGGAACAGCACTTGGATATGGAAGTACTACCGATACTAGCAAAGCATTTTCTGATGCATTAAAACGAATTCCTGGAGAATTGGGAAATATTGCCACTAGACTTGAACAACTACGATTACAAGCTGCCACTGCCAACAATGTTGGAATAGGACAAGGCGATGCAAAGACTCTAGAATCTCAGTTCCAAGCGGCCGGATATAAAGATTTTATTGATGGGCTTAAAGGTGTAACTGATTCAGCTGGCAATTTTAAAAGCAGTTTGGCTGGCTTAGGTTATGGTGCAGATGAGTCAACACGTAGATTTAATGACTTCTCCAAAGAATTATCAGGCAAACAAGGAATCCAAGAACTAATTCAAAAGAATATCATTCAGGCCACCGATGTTCCAAAATTAGCAATGATAGCGGCACAAGGCAAAACTAGCGCACTAGATACCCCTGCAAGTAGAGATAAACTTGTTCAAGAGATGGTACGCGAAGCTCAGATGATTTCGCAAATGTCAAATGCGTATGGTATTAGCAAGCAGGCTATTATGGATAATGCTATTGCTAACAATGAAAATACAGAAGCACAAATAAGGCAAGGTGCACTTGCTGATGATGCTGCACGTAGAGCCATGCGAACTGCACAAGCTATCAGTATTCCCGGAGGTAAAAGTCTTTCTGACTTGGTAGGCAAATTAAGTAGCGGTGCAAGACTATCAAAAGAAGATAGAGCAATGCTAAGTGTTGGCACCATGGGCATGGGCGGACAGCTTACTTCAGCAGTTAAAGATGTACAACGAACTAAAAATCTTGCAGTTGACGATCCTCAACGTCGTGCCGCCGAAGATCGATTAGCAGGTGTAGAAGCTGAGATACGTGCTAGACAAATATCTCCCGAAGGCCAACGACTTGCACAAAGTATGAAAGAAGGTCCGCAACGGGCCGCTTTGGAAAAAATGATTTCGGAAGGTCGCTCTGCCGCCGAAGCTGAAAGAAAAATCAGACAAGACACCGGAGTAGGTTACGCAGAGTCTGCTAAAATAGCACAACAAAACTTAGGTGCTGCACAAGTACGAGGTGAGAAAGGGCAATTAAGTGGGGCCAATCCTCCAGAAGCCAATACTGGTGCTAAAGTTTCTGAAACTTTAGCAGGGATAAATTTTGCCTTCATTAAGAACGCAGCCGCAGTATCCGCTATACTTGCAGAATTAAATGTAAAGTTAGGAGAAAGTGCATATGGGTTTGAACGTATTAAAAAAGCGTTAACAGCAGAGCTGGGCCCTGGCCCTGCAACTGAAACAGTTGACGAAAAGAAAAATAGGCTACGACCAGGAGTAACGGCTGCAATGGAAGCAATTAATCCAACGCAACCAAGAATATCCGATGATGAACGACGCCGTGCTGGAATTAATGCCGACGGTAGTATTGCAGGTCCAGTTTCAGTAACAACGCCAAATGTAAATGTAACATCTCCAAATGTCACTGTAAATCCTACTAATCCTACTAATCCGTCTGGTAATCCTGCTAACACAACTCCAACAATGCGTCGCAGGCCAGATGGCACAGCAGAAGAAATACCGCAACGATCACACGGTACAAAAGGAGAAACTGGACTTGCAACAGAACCAAAAGATGTAATTGCACAGTTGCACAAAGGTGAAAGAGTTCTAAGTGTGGACGAAGTATCAAAATACACAGATATGATGTCAGCAAATGCCACTTCTATGATTGATGGTATAACTGGAAAGAAAAATACTGGTCAAGCAGGCGGCATTGATATGACTAAGCCAATTGGCACAGTTAATACTACTGTCAGTTCTGCATCCAAACAACTAGAAAACTATACTATTAAAGCCGGAGATACTCTAACCAAGATAGCTAAAGACACTGGTATATCTATTCAAGATATAATGAAGGCTAATCCGTCTATTAAAGACAAGGATAAAATCTACACAGGTGCTGAATTAGAACTTCCAACTATAAAAGTACCACCTATTACTCTTCCATCAACTAATTCAGTTAATAATGTACAAGACTCTGCACAGAAAAAACAGGTGCAAGTGCAGGGAACTGATTATGCCTCAATAAAAGCACAGTATGATAAACTAGCAACAAGTCCTGCCGCAACTGTGGAAGGATTAGCATCTTTAAAAACTCAGATGGATGCAGCCATGAAGAATCAGGCAACAACCGTTGCACCTGCTATTCCTCCAGTAACAGCCGCAGTACCAAAAGCATTAACTTCAGTTACAAAGTCTGATAAAACAAGTTCAATTATTGACAAGCAATTAGCAAAAGCCCAAATAGATATTGGAAATTTATCAGGCAAACTTCCTAATGCAGTATCAAATAGTAATGCTAAAACACCAACTATACAAACAACTCCACCCGTTGTTAATCCAGAAGCTAGTATTAAAAAAGTGTTTGACAGTGTATCTACAAGTATAAGTTCAGTAACTGGCGGCGGATCCACTACCCGTAAATCTGTGCAAACTGAAGATTCTAAATCTGCACAAGCACAATTAGAAACATTGATGAGTCAATACACTAAAGACCGTGCGGCGATTGGTAATAAAATTAGCGAATCACTGGGCCCGGATGCAAAGAAAGGTGATGTACTTAAAGAATTAAAAGTAAATCCTGAAGCGATTGCACTAGAAGCACAGATGAAATCCATGTCACGAGATTTATCTAGTCGAATTAATGCTGGAACTTCAACTGAAACTACATTTGAATCTGGAATTCAGCGTGGGAATATTGTTGTTCCTGAGTCTACATCGGTACCAATTACAGATGCAGTGAAAGGATTTGATCCAATATTAGGCGAGTATGAAAAAGATCCAGGTGACGAAGAACCCAAAACAATTAATCTTAACGACTCGGAACCCAAGACAAAAGATTTGCACGATCAGTTAATTCAGTTAAATAGTAGTATACGGCAATTAGTTGAACATAGTGCTAGTGGTGTTGGTCTTGCTGAGTCTCAAATAAAAGCCACACGTAGCTTATCTGGCAACAGATTTGCCTAAGGATAACTGAATAATGAGTTGGAAAAAATATTTTACTCCTGTTGATCAAGGAAATGGCAGCAATCTTAGTCCGATTAGCGGCCGAAACTCTGGCAGTCGTCCTGGCCCTGCTAGCACAAACTACAGCAGTTATCTTCCAGATGTTTATACTGGAAGTCCAAATCGTATCGAGCGTTATCAACAATACGAAGTTATGGACAGCGATCCAGAAGTCAATGCCGCACTGGATATTTTGGCAGAATTCTGCACACAAAAATTAAAAGATGGCAAAAGTCCATTTACTGTGGGTTGGAAAAATCAAGCTACCAATACAGAAGTTCGTGTGCTTGGCGAATACATGTCACAGTGGAACAAACTGCAACAGTTTGATACAAAGATATTTCGCATTGTTCGCAATGTATTCAAGTATGGTGATGTATTTTTTATCCGAGATCCTGAAAATCAAAAGTGGAGTTACATTGATCCGGGCAAGATCACAAAGATTATTGTGAATGAAAGTGAAGGTAAGAAACCTGAGCAGTATATTATTAAAGATCTAGCACCTAATTTTATGAATTTAGTTGCTACACAAATTACTCCTAATATTAATCCAAAAAATAACGCTGGTGGAACAAGTTCATTTGCGGGCGGCATGGGACAAAATGCCAGTGCTAAGGGATCAAGTGGTTACCCTTCTGCAAGCGGAAGTCGCTTTGGATTGAGCGAAACTGAACATGCAATTGATGCAGAACATGTTATACATTTAAGTTTGAGTGAAGGTTTAGACAATAACTATCCGTTTGGCAACAGCTTGTTGGAAAATATTTTCAAAGTGTACAAGCAGAAAGAATTGCTGGAAGATGCTATTCTTATCTATCGCATACAACGTGCTCCTGAGCGACGTGTATTTCACATTGACGTAGGTAATATGCCCAGTCACTTGGCCATGGCATTTGTGGAACGTGTCAAGAACGAAATTCATCAAAGACGTATTCCAAGCCAAAGCGGCGGCGGACAGAACGTTATTGATTCAGCTTATAATCCACTCAGTATCAACGAAGATTATTTCTTTCCAACCACAGCTGAAGGTCGAGGAAGTAAAGTAGAAACGCTGCCAGGCGGTACTAACTTAGGTGAGATTGACGACTTGAAGTACTTTACCAACAAGTTATTCCGTGGCTTGCGTATACCAAGTAGTTACTTGCCAACAGGTGCAGATGACAGTCAAGCGTCATTTAATGATGGACGTGTGGGCACTGCATACATTCAAGAACTGAGATTTAACAAGTATTGCGAACGTTTGCAAGCACTTATTACCGCAGTGTTTGACAGCGAATTCAAGAAATACATGTACTCGCGTGGTATGAATATTGATGCAAACTTGTTTGAATTAAAGTTTAATCCACCAATGAACTTTGCAAGTAGCCGTCAAGCGGCCATGGACACTGAACGTATCAATACATTTAACACAATTCAAGCAGTGCCGTTTATGTCAAAACGCTTTGCATTGAAACGTTTCTTAGGATTGACAGAAGACGAGATTGCAGAAAACGAACGCTTGTGGGGCGAAGAAAGCGGCAAAGGTGAGCCGACTAATACAGATGCCGCTGGCGAATTACGTAGTGCTGGTCTCAGTGCCGCAGGAATAGAAGGTGATATGGGTGATGCTGGCGATATGAGTCCACCAGAAGACATGGAAGATACAGGAGAACCAGGTAGTGAAGCTGGTGCAATTCCTAATCCTGCAGAAGCTGGTACACCACCTGTAGCATAAATACATCATGATACTTAGAGAATTGTTTTATATTGATCCTCAAACACGACATGTGGCTAACGATCTTCGTTATAATCCTGAGCGTGACAGTACTGTCTTGCATCGTTCAGATACACGAAAGACAAGATTGACACTGAGACAGATCAATGAACTTAGAAAAACAAGTGAAGCACATATACTAGAACAGGAAAATGAGCTAGAATTTATACATTCAATGTATGCTACTCCCGTAGCACCACCAGCATAATTTAAAAACAGTCAAAAACTGACTGTTTTTCGCCTATATCTCTACACTTTTGTAATATTAGTGTAAATATAATACAGCCTTGTATCATCAATCACAGGAGAATAAACATGACTGACCGCGCACAATTTGAAGCTATGCTTGAAGCTTTGATCAATGAGGATCAAGAA